CCCTTTTTAAAGTTCTTATAAACTTTTTTTACAGAATGTTAGACACTGCCATTTTTCTGTAGTAGAAGTTTGAACCATCAGATGCAAGACCATTTGCAGGTGTTGAACCAACGAATGGGTTAGATACCATTCCGTATCTTGTTTTGAATCCGATTTTTGGTTGGAACGTATTCTCACCAACGGCACGAACCATTTGTAATGGAACGTATGGGCAATAGAATAGACCAGCATCGTAAGGGTTAGACCCTCTGTAACCAACTGTTAAGTAGTCAACACCAGCATAAGGGTCGATGTAGACTTTAACTCTACCGTTAAGAACACCAGCAAAAGTATTACCAGTGTCATCAACGTTTAAGTTAGTTGATAATGCAGGTGCGTAATCTAATACACCAGCCATTGAAAGAGCAGATGCAACGTCAGAAGAACAAAGGATAAAGTTACCTTTACCTCTTCTTGATTCTTTAGCGATAACATTTGATTCTCTTTCGATTTGGAATAACAATCCTTTGAACTTCTCTACTGACCATCTTCCGTTTGCATCAACGTCTAAGTTGAAAGTACCAGCAGACGCTGTGCCTGAAGCACCAGTTTTAGCCTGAAGGTTTACTTCTCTAACAACTTCTCTGTTGATTTCTGCAAGAATTTCTGATGATAGAATGTTTGCAAGTTCTGATTCTGCGTCAAGACCGTGGATTGCTTTTAAGTCTTGTGCAAGTTCGAGTGTGTACTCTGCTTTTAATGCTCTGGATTTTGCAGTCACAGTTGCCTTTTCAATTGTGAAAGACATTTCGTTGAATGCGTTAGCTGCCGCATCACCGAGTGCTTCTGCAGTTGCAGTTGACATTCCGCCTACTGTATCAGTAGCATATCCACCTGCGAATGGGTCGCCTGATGGGTCAGCATCAACACCTGCAGTACCGTTAGGCCCGTTAGTAGCGGACTCTCCAGTTCTAGGTTCGTTGATACCTAATGCTTCTGATTGTGCTTCTCTAGCACCTGAAGGATAGTCATTATATCTAGCCTTCATTGCGAAAATTAACCCTGTTGGGCCTGTCATTGGTTGAACACCACAAATGTCGTAAGCAACGAGATTTGGCATAGCTCTACGTACTAATGAGATTAAAATTGGATCCCAGTTAGAAATTGCAGAACTTCCAGTAGCATTTAAAGGTGCTGCTTCTTCAAGAGTAGCTCTATCTTCGTTAAGAGCTTTTTCTTGGTTTTCAAGAATCACAGCAGTGACAGCCTTCTTGTAGTTATCCTCGATTTTTGGTAAATCGGAATGTTCTAGAATCGGACTCCACTTTTCTTGTAAGTTTTCTGATAAAAACATTTAAGTTTCCCCTTTAAATTAACCTAATGGTTTAAGTTTTGATAATGCAGAAGTATATCTACTCATTGAAGGGTCAAGAACTGGTTCTTTATCTTCTGATAATTCACCTGTTCCTTCTTCAATAACAGTTTCTTCTGCAATAGTTTCTCCTTCTACAGGAAAGTAAGCCTCTTTCAACTCTGAAACTTTCTCTTGGAAATCTTCAATGTCTGTGAAGTCTACACCGTTTGAAAGTGAAACCATTTTCTCTTTTTGTGATTCAGATAGGTCTTTGCAGGCCTCTCTAACCACGTTGCCTCTCTTGAGAGAGTCGTTCTCCTCAACAATTTCCATGTTTTTAGACACTTCATTGTCAAGTTTCTCTTCCATCTCATCGAGACGATTTGCGAGTTCATCAATAACATCGTACTTGTCTTCAGGAACATCAACGTAGTGTTCTACGAATAATGTTTTTAATCCTTCAATAAAGTTCTCAGTCATTTCAGACCTCAAACCTCTTTCAATTGCAAGTTCGTTTTCTTTCGTCCACTCTTCTGCACAATAAGTCATGTACTTGTCCACCGCTTCTGCGAGGTCTGACTTGACTTCTTCTGTCGAGGTTTTTAATTGTTCGTTATACTGTTCTTCAAGTTCTGTCTTGATTTCAGCGACTTTAGAAGACACTGCAGCTTTGAAGATTGTCTTAGCCTTTTCAGTGTTTTCTTCTGAAAGTTCCAATGCTTCTGAGATTGCAGATAGGTCGTCATCTATTTCCATCT